GGATGGCGTAGGCCTTGATCAGGTAGGGAACAAGAACAAACCCAACAAGTGCGTAGAGGAGGATCAAGCCCGCGGCAAGAATCACAAGACGGGAAGGACGAAGCAACCAGCGCATGAAGATGAGACCCTATGGTGCGCCCGGTTGGGATCGAACCAACGACCCTCAGCTTAGAAGTCCGATCAGGACAGGCATGCTACGTGGAACATGTTGAAAAGACAGGATTCACACGGACACAGACGGCCAGGAAATGCCTCACATAGGCTGCGGCACTGCGAAGAAACTGCAAAGTCGCCAGGCCGTGGCGTGACGCCACGTTACTCTACGGAATTGAGACCAACGGCGCAAGCGGGATCTTGCGCGTCCAGGCCGCCCACTCCTGGCAATCTCGTTCCATGGCCGCGCGTTGCTGCGATTCGGCCAGCTCCTGCTCGGCCCGGTTGAGCAGGATGGCGCCATCGGTCCGCTCGCCACAGTTGTAGCAACGCCACCACCAGGCCCCTTGCCGGTAGATATGCTCGCGCACGAGATGCCCTTGGCAGCGGTCACAGGTCATCGCGGATCTTCCGACATTTGCGCAGACATCTGCACTCAGCACGATCTCCAGACACCGCGCTCCAGGAAGCCGTGCCAACGTTGACCGGTTTCCATTTGGATCGATGGGGACACGGTGATGGTCCTGTCCTCATGCTCGACGACCCGATGGGTCCGGAGGGTGCCCTCATCACCGTTCGGCGCGCGGCAGCCCCAGAGCTTTCCATCGAACAGTTTCACATAGTCGCCAGGCTGGAGGTGCAACTCGTCCCATCCCTGCCATTGGTCTATCAATACATCCGGCAATCGTCGCCCGATCACAGCGGATCTCCCGGCGGCAGGATGGCCTGGCATTGCTCCGGCTCTTGGCCGTTCGCCAGACAGGCGGCTTTCAGCTCATGGACGATCGCGAAATAGTCGTCCTCCAGCAGCGTGACGCAGTGAGCCGCTTCACGATGCCCGGTCTGCCGATCGTGCATCCAACAGGTATGCGACTTAGGGAAGAGTGTCAGACTCGGGATCTGAATCTGATAGCTCGATGGTGCGTGACTGGTCGCGCACCCGGAGACGAGCAGCAGTAGCAGGATCGCGAGCAGCCCCCGCTTTGTATTTCCACGCATGGACAGCCCCCTGGAGTTGCTGATTCGTCGCCGTGAGACGAAAGATTGTTTCGGCATCGGTCCCCTTCTGATGCTTCTCCAGCTCTCGAAGCACGAGCTTCGACAGCAACGAGAGGCCGAACGAGATCAGCAGCGGAATCATGAGAGGCCTGGCGGCCCTGTCGGCGCCGGGACCTGCAACTGTTGCAGCCTGGCACAGAACGCCGCGATCTGCGGCTGGGCCAGCGTCATCCCCGCATGGATCTGGTCAATCGTCGTGCCCGGCGGCAACAGTTCCAACGCGGTCGAGAGGAGCAGCTCGGCCAGCGGCACATTCGCACAGCCGACCACGGCCACCTTCTGCGCATCCGCCTTGAGTGTAACGATGACGTCCTGCGTCTGCTGGATCTGTGCGGCGCTACAGCCGACCAGACTGATCAGCAGTGCTGGCAGCAGGAATACTGAGATGGTCTGCGCGACAGCCGTAGGATTGACCGCGTTCGATTTGTCCGCGTCCTTCGCGGCGATCACCCCAATCGCCAACAGGAATAGGCAGACGTGAATCGCGGCATTCTGGTAGGGCGCGGGAACCAGTCCCATCAGATCGGCGCTGCCACAGACGATGGAGAGCGCCCCAGGTACCGCCGTTTTCCAATTGCTGAACATCACAATGAGTGTCTGCATGGCCCCTCCTTGGTTAATCTTTCAGCTTTCTGTACAGCGAATCCGGCATGGCAAACCGCAACCGCTCGCACTCCTCCAGCCGGGCCTTATTGAGACAGACCGACATCACGTAGGTGAGTTCATTGACCCCGTTGACGTAGTTCGTATGCTGGGTATTCATCTCGGTCTGATGTTGGTCGAAATGTTCCTTGACGTTGAACGGCTTACCCCAACTCGTCAGGCCGTTATTGACCAACCAGGCGATGGAGGCCAACAAGATGAGGATGATCAGAATCAGAATCACCTCGCGGCCACGAATCTTGATCGGCACCCCGGCCAGCTTGACCTCAACTGATTCTTCCGCCGTGCCCTCGACCATGCGCCACTCCTGTTCGCTCCGGACATTCGAAACACTCATGCCGATAGCCGCCATCGTGCGGATATTCGGCGCCGCACTGTTCGCACCGAAACGGCTCTCCCGGCCGCCGTTCGATCGTGGCCGATCCCTGGGCCGTCACACGCCGACCGGATCGCCGATCGTCGGCCGCATGAGCCCAAGGCCCGACAACTTCATCTCCCAATTGGGCTCTTCGAAATGGCCGAGGTCCCCCTTGAGATAGCTCCCGACGCGATCCCCGAGCGGATCGACCCCGCACTTCCAGGCGATCGGATAGAGCAGGTCCCAGAACGCCATCCCGACGTTCCAGTCCGGCGTCCCATCAGGCAGCAACGGAATCAGATCGACCCCCACAGCCGCCTTCGCCATCGTGCCCTGCACCACCACGTTGTGGGCGCTCAGGCCGGGCGGCGCATCCGTCACCACCAGCGTCGGCGCCGTGACGTCCCATTGGCCCGTCGCCCGATCGAGCGTGCGGCCCTGCTGATATTTCAGCAGCTGCTCCGCGTAGGACGACCAGCCGCGCACCACCAGCAGGGGCCGTTTCAGGTCCCGCTCACAGCGGTGGATCAGCTCCAGCACGGACGGCTGGAGAAAGGGCGCGAGGCCGTTCAATCGTTCGAGATGTTGATTCATGCGAGGACCTGCCGGATCGCGACGAACGCCGCTTTGATACTGTCTGGCATTGGGGTCCTGTCGTTCAGCACAGCATCGATGGCGGCGAGCGCCGCCTCGGCATCAATCTCTCGTTGCGGTTTCTCGACAGGCAGCGGGGCCCATTCGACACCCGTCCACAATGTCGCCTCCGGAGGTGGGACGTCTTGCTCGATCAGCTCATGCACTGCCGGATCATAGGATGGCGGAATGCCGTTCCTGGTCCACTCACGCACGACACCCGTCGCCTGCTCGATGCAGATCATGCCCATTAGCTCTCCCTCCCTCGTCGATCAATGTGACCTGAGAGTGCAATGCGCATGATCGTGGAGGCGTCTGAAGCTGTGAGCCTCGACCGAATCTGACCGCTGGCATTCGTCATGATGCGTACAGGAGCATCGTCGGAGTTATCGGCAAGGCCAGAGGCACGAATGGTGGCCAGCGGGGCTGCCGTAAGCGAGGGTGCCTCGTCGTTCGCGCTCAATGGCGAGAGATAGAGATGGGCCGTAGTTGACGCGCCAGCTGAAGAATTGACCAAGATGACATTCAGCAGGGCCTCCACCTCGATACCGATGGGGACACTCAGAGTACGGGAGACTGCGCTCACCCCCGGATTAGTCGCATTGACATCCAACACCGGACTTTTTCGCTGGAACAAATCTCCAGTCTGGACGAAGGCCACAATGGCCCCGGCCTCCCGCAGGATCGAACCGATGCGGCGCTTCTTCGTGTAGTTCGCGGGCATCGTCGGCGCGGTGGCCGACACGTCGAATCCCCAATCCACCACGCCCGTATCGGGACGCTGAATGATCCAAACGTGGTAAGTGCCGTCAGCAATCGCCGCCGCGGACATGCGACCTCCGGCATTATTCCCCACGGCCCACGCCGCATCGAGCTGTTTCGTGAGCGCCGATAGCGCCATCAGGACACGGTCAGCGAGGAGCGCGTCATCGCTCGCCGCCTCTCCCGCCGTGGCATCGATATCGTTCGTCGCGTCGGTGCCATTATTACTCAGGGTGCATCCCCAGAGATGCCCTGCAAGCGGCGCGGTCGAGGGCGCGACAGACTGCCCGTTGTACTTTGCGGGCGTCAATCGAAACTGGGTCGTCGTAACGGCCAGCACGTGAATTTTATCGCCGACCGCGGCGGTAAAATTACTGCCGCTCGCGATGCCATCGATGAGCATATTCGCGCCGGCCGTAAACGCGGGCGCCCCCGCGCAGACTAGGGTCCGCTGACAGCCCGCCTGCGGCGCCGCCACAAACCCCGTGCAGGTGGCCGTCCCGGTATAATCGATCAGGTTGCCCACCGTCGTCGCGAAAATGTCCGGGGTCGTCGCCGAGGCGACGGTCGTTTTCGCGGCGTTGACGCCCCCCGTCAGATTGCCGCCAGCGAGGGACAACAGCCCGAGATTCGTGGCCGCGAGCGTGCCCACCGTGACCCAGGCGCTATTGGCGGCATTGCGAATTTTGAGCAGGCCAGCCGTAGTATCGGCCCACAGCATATAGGCCACCTGATCGGCGGAGGCGGGTTCCGTGGCCCCGCTGAAGCAGGACCGCAGCGCATTAAACCCGTCGATCATCTTCTGAATGTCGGACGATGGCGGAGTGCTCGCCGGGACGATGGTGTCGATATCCCATGTTTGACTCATCGGTAATTTCCTCTCGTATTAAATCGATCCATACCCAAACACATCGATGTCGACGACGCCGTCCTTCGGCGTGCCGGCACTGTCGTAGACCGTCACCGTGGCCTGCGTATTCGACTTGCCGGTCACGCGGAACGTATCCCCGACGGCCCCGGCTTGAATGGTGCCCGTGACCGTCTGCACGTTGACGAAGGCCGGGCTGAATGTGAGCGTCGTGCCGCCAGCGACCGTGGCTTGATCCTCGTAATGCACCACCCGATCCGGCACGTCGATCGTCACGAGCAGCGAGGTGAGTTTCGGCAGGTAGTTCGCGTCACTCGTCGAGAGCGTCACGCGGAACTTGAACGCGCGGGCCAGGTAATGCCCCGATTGATAGGTCTGCCAGGCCGACCAGGTGGAGCCGTCCTGACTCAGCGCCATCTCATAGGTGGCCGACACCAGCCCAGGCGTCCCGGTCCAGGGATCGGTGTAGGAGGTCCAGGGCAACGTGAGGTCGGCCCAGGTGCCGCCAATCGGCACCTGAACAACTATGGGCGCCAGCTCGACGCGCGACGTCATGACGACGGCCAGATCGATCGGGACGGTCTCGTAGGTGCCCGTGCTATACGGATCGCACGTCTTGATCCAGGATTGCGTATAGGCGGTCCAGGGGAGCGTGAGGTCGGCCCAGGTCAGTTGCCCGGCCAACGTCACGCCGGTGACATCGGCCTGCGTCTGCACTTTGGTGCCGGCCCAGGCCGGCGCATCGTTCGCCGTGACGACCACGTTGATGTCGGTGTTGGCATCGATGATGATCGCCGAGGCCGTGAGCGATTCATTGCCGCTGGTGTCCACCGCCTTGATCAGATAGGTCCCGCCGAGGTTGGTCACCGCGGCATACTGCGTATTGATCGTCGTGCCGAGCGGGACCCCGGCCTCCCAGGTGAGCCCGTGCCGCAGTTCGTAATGATCCAGATCCAGATCGGCGACGGCCAGCCACGAGAAATTCAACCGATCGGTCGTGCGCGCCACAACAAACCCCTGCACGTTCTCAGGCCGGGCCGTCTTCCCATAGATCTGCCGCGAGGCCGTGGCCGCGAGCGAGGCATTGCCGAGCACATTGACGGCCACCACGCGGATATCATAGAGGCCAGGAATGGCATCCACAATCTCCGCTGAGGCCTGCCGCACGTCTGTGAGCGCCACATAGTTGCCGTTGTCCCGTCGGTATTCCACTCGGTACCGATTGGCCCGGTCGACCAGCTCCCACTCCATCGTCATGATGGCCTTGACGGTGCCCTGCCTGATCGAGAGCGACTCGCTGATCGTGAGGTTCGCGGGTGTGGCCGGGACGGCCGTGATGGTCGAGACCCGCGGCGTCGTGAGGGTGAGGCCCTGTTCGATCGCATCGAACTTGCTCGGATTATGCTCGATGCCGGCGACTTGGTACTTGTGCCGCTCCACCTCCGTGATGGAGAGCGCCCGATAGAGGCGCGGCGAGAGGACTGAGGAGGTCACGACCCAGACGGCGGGCGAGACGGGCGTCACGGCGAAATCCACCGAGACGGTCAAGATCGTGGCTGAGCCTGGCGCGTTCGTGAGGGTCTTCGTGGCCAGCGTCCCATCCGGCAGCACCACCTGGATCGTATAGGTCTGTCCGCTGCTGATCGTGATCGGCGCGTCGATCGTGACGCTGGCGGCCGTGGCCGACACGATCCGCCCGCCGTAGCGGATGCCGGCCCGATGCTGGCCCTGCACGGCAAAAATGTTGCCCGGCCTGAGATAGGTCGCGTCGGTCCCGCAGGAAAAGGCGATGCCTTCCGTTTCTAGACGCTCTGAGTACAATATCCATTGCCCCACCCGGTGCGCCTGCCCGCGCGAGGTACAGCCGACGGCCGCGACCGTTGTGGAGACGATCCCGTAGCGCGCAATCCCGTCCAAATCCTCAACATATTCCGGCTTGGGCTTGTATTCGTCGGTGGGATCGTTCCACGTCACCAGCGCGACGGTATGGCGCGCCTGCTTGGCCGTGCCGCTATAGGTGAAGAGCCCGCCCTCGACGTTCGCCTCGGTAAACAGAAACACCGGATCCGCCGGGGCATCCTGCACGGCCGTGATCGCCCCTGCCGCCCAATAGGCCATGCCGCGAAAGATCGAGGCCATCGACACGATCACCTGGAACGCTTCGGCTTGTGCCTGCAGGTAGAGGTTACACGTAAAACGCGGCTCCTGGCCGCCCATGCCGTTCGGCACCAGACCATCACAATAGACCCCGATCGTATAGAGCGCCCATTTGTCGACCTGTGCAGCCGAGAGGAAACTACCGAGTCCGTATCGGGTGTTGGTGAGCAGATCGTAGAAGCACCAGGCCGGATTATCCGTCCAGGCCACGGTAAATGTGCCGTCCCAGATGCCGGTATAGACGCGCGTGACCGGGTTGTAGTTCGACGGAATCCGCACACGGAGCAACTTGAGGTCGTATCCGCGGGATGGGATCGACTGGAACTGCGAGGCATCGACGCTGATCGCGACGACGGCGCTGTTGGGATAACTGAACGATTCGTCGGTGATCTCCGTATAGGACGAAAACACCGTGGCATTGCGGAGCGCCGACGAGACGGAGTCCGGCGTGATGCGGCTGACCCGCACGTCCCAGGGCGCCGAACCGGTCAACGGAATACGGTAGCTCCGCTGGTACGTGCTGGTCGTCTTGCCGGTGATGGTGTCGTAGGGGTTCGTCGTGTAATTACGGAACCCATCGAGCGACAGCGACCCGTCTCCGCTCGTTTTGAAGACCCGCGCCTCATAGAGCGCATCCACTAAACCCAGGATGTCATAGGTTCTGGTCGGATAGCTGATCGTGGTATAGCCATCCCCGTCGGTGACGTAGTTGAAATCGATTGTCGTGAACGAGTCTGTCTTGTACGTGGTCCAGCTCCCCGCGCCCACCACACGATACTGCACGGAGAAGGTGATCGAGGCGTAGGCGACATTCCCGTCCACGTCGGCCGCGCCAGTGGGAGCCCAGGACACATCGAGCGCGATACCCGTGGCCGCGACGACCGCCGGATTCGGCGAGCTGCGCCATTCTCGGCTGAGGCTCTGCGCGACATACCCCCCGCCGTTCGACTGCACATGGATCGCAATCTGGACCGAGGCGCCGTTGAGATCGCCGTTGGTCGTGTCCTGCTGCGAGAGCCCCGGAAACGAGAGCGTCACCCGCACGGCATCCACGGTGGCATCGGTGATCGTGCGGACCACAGGCGTGGCCGCCACCACCGCCACCCCGACAGCCTGCGCCGATTCGGTGGCTGGAATGCCCGGCAGCGGATCTTGCGCTTGCGTGCCCGTCACCATCGCGACCGAGACGCCGGTAAAGTTCGTGCTGCCATCAGGATTCTGCACCGGCGTGCCATCGAGGTAGACAGATTGCAGCCCGTTCACGAGTCCCTCGATCTCGCCTTCACAGACCAGATCCAGCACCCGCGCGTAGGAGGTGGAGCGCAAGGTATCGCGCGCTTCGGTTGCCACATGCGGCGAGTCGCCACCTGCCTTCCCGCCGCCTGATCCGATGACATGCCGGTGCATCATGGGGCGATGTCCTCCGTCGTGATGCCCGCGCTGATCACGGCCGAGCCCACCCGCATGCGGCCATAGCCGACGGGGACCGGATGACCCTGGGCCGTCGTATTGACGACGCTGTTAAATAGAAAGGACGGACGGTTCGCTTCTTTTTCTGATATGTCAGGAGCCTTCGGAGTGCCCGCGAGCAACTGCGAGATCCCGCCCACCACGAGCCCAGCCCCCATAGATCCTGCCATCAGGGCGACCCCTGCTGAGATCCCGTAGTACTGAAACGACACCACCGATGCAATGATGATGAGCGTGCCCACGATAATTCCGATCGTCGGATCTTTCGCCGCCCCGGCCAGTACCGGCACGATCTTGATGGCCTGTCGGCCAATGGGATCACCCAGCCGCTCCGCCCCACGAATAGGGTCCGGCCCCACGAAGACCCGATAGCCCGGCGCGCTGTGCTGCACCATATAGGCCTGGAAGTCCGGACGGTTCGCCATGATGGCCCTGACGGCTTCGGCTGGACTAGAGACATTCAAGGACCAACGGTTCCCAAACTTGCGGCCGAGATGTCCGTAGAGATAGACGGTCGTCATGCGAGTTCCTTGTGACGAAGAAATCTGGTCGAGATCTTCTGCCAGAAGCCCCCGTAAACTTCGCGTCCACTCAGCCGGTTCATCGGGTGGTGCAGGATGAGTCCGTCCCCGAGATAGATGGCAGCATGGTTCGTCGTGGTCTTGCTGACCTGCATCAGGATGGCGTCGTGCTTCCTGAGTTCGCGCTCCTCGATCTGGATGAAACCCTGCGCGGTGAAATGCTCGAGGTAGAGATCCTGCCCCATCAGCCACCAGTTGTTCCGGTGCTCCACGGGCGGTAAGGTGATCCCGCATTCCCGGAGATAGTAGTCTTTACAGAGCGAGTAACAATCGAGCACCCCATAGGCAAACACGCGCCCCACCAGCGGGGCCACGTAGCCGGTCGGGGCGAACTCATAGATCTCCCCGGTCGGCCAGCTCACGATCACCCAGGGCAGGCCGGACTGTTCGCAGGCCACGAGATCGGCTTGCGATGGCGTGGGCGCGATGTTGGGGTGGCTATGGACGATGGCCAGCACGTCACCGGCCTCCTCAGCGGAGGCATAATCTTCATGGTGCAGGTGAAATCGATCGGCCTCAGTCGCCAGATTCCGACAGGGCCAATAGACCTCACGGCCTCGCTGGACAATGATCAGGCCGCAGCACTCACGCGGGAACTCCTGCTCAGCATGCGCCCGAATCTGTGCGATCGTCTCCTCGGTCATCCGATGATCACTCCCGCCCCCACAAACCCGCCATAGGGCAACGGGGCGTTCGCCCCGAACCGGAGCGTACAACTCGACACCCGTTTGCCGCAGACATCGAGCAGACTGTCCGTCGTCGGCACATCCCGCGCCGTCGCCACCGGTCCGCCCGCGTAGCCGCATTCCGCGCTGCGATAGGCCCAGGTGCAGACATGCTGGACGATCTGACGACGCGGCAGCAGCACGCCCTGCACATCGATGTTCGCCGCCAGCTCGAATTCAATGGCGAGCTTGGTGTGCGACACTTTGCGATTCACGGCATAGACGTCGTCCGGGAACACCGCCGTCGGGTCCGCCGTCGGATTCACGCCGCCAGGGAAATTCACGGCATCGAGATATTTCGCCAACGTCCGCTGCCTCGTCACGATGGTCCCGATCAGATCGTCGTAGGTGTCCACCAGCGCGCCCATGAGCCCGTCGACGTTTTGCACGCGCATCGTCGGGCGCGGCAACTTCCCCTTGCCGGAAAACTCAAATCCAGCGACCTCAATCGGCATGGCCGGATAGCTGTTGCCCTGCCAGACCACGGACGCCTTGAGCGCGTTCGTGCCTGCATGAAACCGCGAGAGCGTGCCACCGAGGGCCGTGGCGTCCACGACGAACAGCTCAATGATGGCATCGCCCGCGAGGGCCTGGATGTCGGCCTGAATCGTCATGCGGGATCTGCGACCTCCTCAAACGTCGCGGTGAGGCTATCCGTCGTCGGGCTCACGATCGTGCGCGTCCAAGATCGACAGAGAAACTGTGACGCCGCCGCGGCGCGTGGCGCGGTCCAAGTGAAGGGCGTGACCGCCGTGGCATTGGCCACGAAAAAGGCTTCGATCGTATCGGCATCGGCGACGGGGATCGGTGCAAAGGTGAGCGACCAGGATTGGAGGTCGGCATGCAGGCCGTCGGTGGCGCGCTGCTCATACCCGTCCCCGAACTTGGTCGCCAAGACGCGCGGACGACGGGTGCTCGTCGGACTCCAGGAGGGCGAGAGCGTAAACACCGCCATCAGGCGAACCCTCCTGCCAGCAAGCCGCCAGGGCGCTGCTCCTCAATCAATTTGCTCTCGACGAGCCGGCTGAGATCGCGCGCCAGTTGCGCGAAGTTGGGCGCGGCGCCGGAGCCGGATTGCTGCGACCCGCCGCCCGCATTCACCGTGATCGCGATGTTGATGGGACTGTTCCCGCCGCCGATGATCCCGCGCTTAATATCACTCACGTCTCGACGCGACAGCACAAACTCGCCAGGGGTGAGCAGCGCCGGCACCGTGTCGCCGGTCCCGAAGCCAGGAACGAGCCCGCCGAACGCAAAGCGCCGGACCAGCTCGCCGCCAGTCGCGGCCTGCGTCGGGCCAGATAGGACCGTCTGCGCACCAGCCCCACCTCCCGCACCGGAAAACGAGGTCGCCAATCCAAGAATTTGCTTGGTCACCAGCTGCGCGGCAATCTGCGCGAAAATCTGCTTCGCGAAATCCAAGAGGCTGCGCAAGACATCCTTGAGACTATTCACGCGCCCCTCAAAGAGATCGAAGAAGAACGTCTTGAAGCCCTGTTCCATCGTCTGCGCCGTTTGCCGCGCCATGTCCGTCGCGAGGTTGAACCCGTTCCCCGTCTGGCGCACGTAATTCTGCATGCCTCTCGCCCATCCGGCGACCACATCATCGCTGGCCCGCTCGTTCGCCTGGGCAATCTTCGCGAGCGATTGCAGTTCGATGGTTTCCCGCTGGGTGGCCGTGAGCGAGGTCTTGGCGAGGATGTCCTCCGCCACCTGGCTGTCATGCTCCTGCCAGGCCGTGAGGAGCTTCGCGGTCTCCTCGGTCGTCAGGTCGAGTTGCTTGGTGAGATTGGCCGTCAGGAGTTCGAGATCTTTGTCATACCGGAGCTGGGTCGAGCCGCCGACCTGCGCGTGGTAGTCGATCCAGGCCTGGGCGTTTTGGGCCAGGCCGTCGCGTTCTTTGGCCAGCGCCTCGTCGCGGATCTTCACTTCGAGACTGGTCTGCTGGACGATGTTTCTGCCGAGGCGCTCCTGGCGATCTTCTTCGTTTTTCTCTTCCTGAATCTGGAAGTCTAGGAGGTGCCTATACCCGTCCGCCCCTTCCGACATGAGCTTGTTCCGAATGTCGATCGCGCGGTTGTTGGCGAGGTAGATCTCCAGCAGCGCTTTGCCGAGCTTTTCCTGATCGGCCAACACGGCGATTTCGCCCTTGGGCGTCGAAGATCCAGCTGCCGTCCCCGCCGGTCCAGGCGTGAGCACGCCAGGATGCTTGAAGTCGTAGAGCTTCTTCTGGGCATCCGCCTCGATCTCCGCAATTCTGGCGCGGAGCTGGTCGAGGTTCATCGCGTTGTCGCCGGTCCCAAAGAGGAATTGCCCGTTCGCCTTCAGCTCCTTAAACAATGTATTCAGCGCGGTAAATTGCGTGTGTAGAAAGCCGAGCCCGGCGCTGAGTCCTGTGCCGACACCGAGCGTTCGAAAGAGCGTGATCAGCTCGGTCATCGTCGGGACCAATTCTTTCCCGACCGCCATGGTTACCCCGCGCAGGCTCGCCGCCAGCTTCTTCAGTTCATCGTTGAACCGGTTCGCCGCCTCCGCGTCCTGCTGCGACATCACGAGGCCGAGCCGTTCGGCTTCGGCCCTCAACTCGTTGATGCCGACCTTGCCTTGATTGAGGAAGGGAATGAGATCGAGCCCCGCCTTGCCGAAGAGCTTCACGGCCACTTCGGCCTTGCCGGCGCCGTCTTTCGAGTGGGCAAATACGTCGGCGAGATCGAGTAGCACTTGTTCCGTCGGGCGCAATTGTCCTGCCGCATCCGTCGCCGAGACGCCCAGCCGGCGGAAGAGCGCTTCGCCGTCGCCGGTTTGGCGCGCGGCGTCGACCATATTGACGGAGAGTTTCTTGAGTCCCGTTGAGAGCGATTCGTTCGAGAGGTCGGCCAGGTTCGCCGCATGCTGCAATCCGGCGAGCGCCTCGACTTTGATGCCGATCTTCTGGCTGGTCTTCAGCAACTCCTCGCCATAGTTCGCCGTGCTCTTCGCGATGGCGAACAGGGCCGTCCCGGCGGCCGTGAGCTGGACCTTCCAATCGGAGATGAATTTATTGAACTCGCCCAGCGCGCCTCCGGACTTCTTCAGTTCCGACTGAAACTGATCCGCGACGAGTTTCAGGACGAGGGCCAGCTCACGATTCTCGGCCATTAGGTGTCTCCTCGTAGACTTGACAGACCCGGCGACCGGCCTGTCACGGCAGACAGACGCGCGATCGCCCCGCGCACCGCCGTGACGCGAATCAGGTTGATCAACGCGGCATCACCGCCGTTCATGGCCACGGCTTGCGCCGCGAGCACGCCCGTGCCGACCGAGGCCGCGATGGCCTGCGCCTCCATCACGGCCTCCTGCCCAGCGAGCGACCCCGATCCGGAAGAGACGGAGAGACCTGCCCCTGAGCAGCTCGCCGCTTGCGCGACGAGGGTACCGGATCCGGAAATGCCCGCGCCCACCACTTCGCCGACGCCGGAGACCGTCGCATCTTGCGCGGCGAGCATGCCAGCTCCGGTCGAGGACGAGAGGCCCGTGCCCGCGAGCGTGGCGGCCTGTGCCGCGAGCGTCCCATCTCCCGTCGAGTCGCTCAGTCCAGCGCCTGTCACCGCCGCTGTTTGCGCCGCCAGCGCACCGGTGCCGGTCGAGAGGCTGAGACCATCCCCAACTGCCGTGGCATCCTGGCCGACGAGCGGGCCGCTGCCGATCGAGATAGATAACCCCGATCCCGCGAGCGTTGCCGCATCCGCCACGAGCGCACCGGTGCCGGTGATCGCGGCTGCCGGCGCCGACGGCAGCCAGACCGGACGCCGATACAGCTGGTGCTCAAATCGATGCCTGAAGACGCCCGTGCTCATCGTCGGTTAGAGCTCCTCGACCAAGACGTAGCCGCCCAACGTGATGCTGTCCGCCGGGGTTGTCGTCAACTCCAGCACTTTTTTCTCACCGCCCTTGATC